TAAATTCCTAACTTTCGCACCTGCTGAAACAACTATTTGATTTGCCATCTTATATTAATTTATAACTAAATTATTGAAATAATGCCCTAATAAACTCCCCACTTTCTAATACCCTTCCAAATGTCAAAATCCCTGTCGCACTTACCCACTTCACTTGCTCATCAACAGGAGTTCCTGTAATCAATATTTCCTGAACATCAATACCACCACGAGAAACATAAAGACAATCCTTACCTATCATATCCGTATATGTAATAGTCGTTTCTCCACCTGATGCAACTGTTCCCTTTGTGTAAACCGCACCTCCAGCAACAATAACTGTTCCACTTGGATTAATTGTCGTTCCTGTTGTTCCATAAGCACCTGTACCCTGTAACGATACACTATACGTTGCTATGTCTTTATAAGGTGCGTTAATTTGTAAACTTGTTAAATTACAATTACCGCTAATCACTACCAACCCATCAACTCCGTTATCAATAACAAATTTTACTAAAATTGTAGTCCTATCTTGTTGTTGTTGAAGTAAAAACAAATAGCCATAACCATCCAAAGTTATAAGACCATCACAAGTTACACTCCAAGTTGCTATGTCGTTTTTGTATTCTCTATACCACGCACTCGTTTGGCTTGTTACCTCTTTTTGGTCAACACTTACACTAAATGTGCAATTTGTAGAACACGAAAACGGAATATCCCTACCACTTGGATATGTAACCGAAGGTGGTTCAAAATAGTATAAAATTATATTGTTGCCCTGTACTTTATCTGCCATATTACAAAGTTAATTAATTAAAAGGTACTCCATTTACTGTGAATATTGTTTCTATTGTGCTTGATAGTTCCACATTAGAAATATCTAATAAAGTTGCTTGAGTTTCACATCCTACTATGTCAATAGTCATATTCCCTGTCATATATCTATTATCCTCAATGTTTATTTGTGCTGGGTCAGTATCTAATATCTGCAATAACTTATTCGCAGCAAAATTTCCATTAGTCGTTGTTATTCCAAATAAGTTGCAATCAACATTTATTAAGTTTCTTCTATAATTGTTTATGTATTCCTTCATTATAGTTTGGCTTAAACCATCCGTAGGGGTTGTATATGGTCCGTAACGATACCAACCTGTTGCAGATACAAAGTTCCCTGATACTAATTGTTGTATAGTTCCGTAAGCCATATTTGCTTGAGTTCTATTAACACCATCTCCACTATATATAGGATAACCTAATGGCAAATCCATTTCCAATTGATATTGATTATTTGCATCAACTATTGATGTAGATGTAATCAATGATAAAGGAGAATTAAAGGTCAATCCAAAAGAACCAATCTTTACATTAGTAGCACAATTCACAATATCTTGTGTTAGCATATAAGTAATTGCTAAAGTGCCATTTATAGGAATTGGTGGTGTTGTTATTGATACCTCATTTATTTTATCTTCCTCTACTAAAGGAACTTCATAATAATTGTCAAAAGGGGCAACCGAAGCATCTTGCCAAACGCTATCAACATTTAAATAATATATTGCAGCACCGCCACCAATACCTGTTATTTGTAATTGTATTTGTCCTCTTACTTTATCAATACTTTGCTCAAAAAATGTTTGAGTATAAGTTAGGGTGTCATTTTCAGTTACATATCCAACAGGATTTGTATGCACTTCCGTTAATCCTGTAACCCCTGTTGATGTTCCTAATGTAATATTAAACCAATCACTTGCTTCGTATGGTTTACTAACTATTGTAACGCTTCCGCCTGAACCTTGATTAAATGTTTGCCATAATGTAGGAAATCCACTTGTTAAACTCTTTAGGTTTGGATTTGATATGTAGTTAGGTGAGTAACTAATATCGTATCTATAATTGAAATTGTTATAACCTTTTTTAAATAGCTTTATTTGGCTATTATTAGTAAAGTATAAACCGCTTACATTTCCTGTATATGGTTGAATTTCGCTTAATGTATCAAATGTTCCTGAAGTAACTAAAACACCTGCTGGTGTATATTCCGTAAAATAAGTGTAAGCAAAGTATGGAGCAGCAGCAAATTCATTGACCGCTACAATATACCATTTGCCATTTGACTGATAAAGTTTACAACCAAATGACTTTAATATTTTAGTCAAAACAACTAAACAAGTTTCGTATGTTTCATCATCATTTTGGAAGTAAACAGGTCGTAAATAACTTTGATTAAATGGTTCGTATTGGCTACCATCACCCCTATTTGACATTCCAGCTGCATAATAAGAACAAGCAGTTATAAGATTTAACCCTGTTGGGAATCCTATTTCACCTAAACAAGAATATAAAAAATAAAGTGTGCTTTGTGGGCTTAATTTAGTGTTACCAGCAACACCAGTTTCAACATAAGTAAATGGAATATAATCTAACATTCCAAGTCCATCAATAGCATTAAAAGATAATTCTTTTCTACCTGTGGTAAATGAGTATTGAACCAAATCACTTAAAACCCATCCTTGCCAATAAATAGCACCATCTATAAATAACTTAACTAAATATTTCCTATCATTCAAAGTTGTAAAGTCAGGCATATTATCATCATCATCCGTTACATCAATACTGACATTTAACTGACTTGCATAAATAGGTTCGTAAATATCATCACTTCTTGGGATGTATTGTAACTGAATTGCAGTTGCAGGATATTCAATTACCGCAGCAACTACTTCATCAATATACATTTCTACAACCGCAATTTCATTGTTTTTGGTTGCAGCAGTTATTTGGTATTTTAAGTTATATGCCACCTCTCCTTAAATTTAATGATGAATTAGACCTTTGTAATGCTAAAACCAAATCATTGCCTCTTAATACAAATGAACCATTACCACCCATTCCAACACCACCACTCATTGCACCTGCATTAAATGTAGTGTTAAGCATTCCGCTTAATTTACTTAATGGCATAATTGCCTCTGCTCCAGCTTCTCCTATCATTCCTATTTGTGGACTTGTAACAATACCACCAGCAGCGTGTTTTTGTCCTTGTCCTAATAAACCCATAATGATATCAAAGAATCCTGTTCCACCTGCTGCTGCTCCTGCTGCACCTCCTGTTCCTATTGTAATTGCACCTTGAATGGCTGCAAATATTTGTGCTCTAATTATTGCAAACGCTAAATCTTCTGCAAATTGTAATACTGAATCACTTAATGCTTTAAATACATTTTCTCCTTTTTGAATTTCGTGAAATGCACTTTGTAATGAACTTGTAATATTACCAGCCATATCTCTTGCAAATGAATCTGCTGCATCGTGTGCTTCTTTATATTGTTCTTTTACATTTTTAAGGAATTTAGTTAAATCATTATCAGTAGTATTAAGTTTTGATTTATTAACTAATTCACTTCCAAATGCTAATTGTGGTTTACCAAAATATGAACCATCTGCACCTCTTAATTGTTCTCTTGCTTTTTGTTCTAAATCTGCATTATATAAATCATCCTTTATTATCTCTTTTGGAGTTAAAGATTTAAGTATTTTAATTGCTGGAGCAGTATTAATATTTTTTAATTTATTAACATATTCTTGCCATATTTTTTCAGATTCAATAAAATAATCTTGTTGATTTATTAATGATTCATTAAATAATGTTAAATTTCTTTGATTAGATTCTTGATAATCTTTTGTTGCTTCAGTTAATGGGTCTTTTTTAACGGCTCCTGTTTTATCAGTAGTTAAATTAAGATTAAATCCTTTAGCAAATAAATCAGCAGCTGAATTAGCATCTAATGCTATTTTTCTAAATTGTGCAGTTAAAATTTCTAAATCGCTAACATCTTTTTTATATCTACCAACCGCATTTGTAGTTGCAGTTTTATTTGGGTCAACAACACCAGCAGGAGTTAAAACACTTAAAAAGTCTTGAACAGACACTTTTGGACCTTGTGCTTGTAATAATCTTAATTTAAGTAATTCTTCAGCTGCTTTTTTACTTGCACTATCTGCTAATGCTCTTTGAAATGATGCTTCTACATATGCAGCACTTTTATCTTTAAATGTTTTCTCTGCTTCGTTTATATCTTTTTTAACACCAAAATTTTTACCTAATTCGGTATTGTAAATTTTTAATGCTTCATTCCCTGTTATTATTCTACTATGATATTCTTGAAATGCTATACTTACTTTATCAACTTTTTCAACTGCTGATTTAAATTCTTCACCAACACCTGCTAAAGATTCTTTTTGTGATTTTAGTACTTGATTACCTGTAATTATTTTAGTAAAAAAATCAGATATTTCATCACCAAATTTTAAGAATATAAATGTAACCGCTGATAATGCTACACCAATACCTGCTGGTCCTGTTAAAGCACTAACTAATTCTTTTTTAACAGTTGAACCAGTGTCTTTTGCTCTTTCTCCTAATCTTTGAAATGATTCTAATAGTGGGTTTAAGTTATTCGCAACACCCATAAAACCATAATTCAAATCTTGTAAAACACGACCTGAATTTACTAATGCCTGATTTGCTTGACCTGAAGCACTTCCTAGAGTGGTAAATTTCGTTTTTAATCCTTCGGTGGATTTAGCTAAATCTTCAACGGCTTTTAATGCTTCTTTACTATCAGCCGTTATAATAAGTTGTAAAGTTTCTGCCATTTTATTTTTAATTTACTCCGTACAATTTAAGTGTCCTTGCCAATTGGTCGCTTGTTAGCATAACTTTTTCTTCCTCTACTTCTACATCATCAATCTCTGGTATATGCCAAAATACCTTTATACTTTTGGGTGATTTTTCAGCAGTGCTACTTAAATATACAATATAGGCAAGGTTTCTAGTCCTTGCCCATTCGTTTAACTCTTGCTTTTCTTTACCCATTACGATAATAGAAAAGTCTTTCCAAGTCATTTCCCAAAACTCATTGGGTCTTATATTACATTCAGCAGCTTTAACTAAAATATCATCCCACCCTAACTTTACTAGGCTTTTTTTTTTCTTCTTTAGGTGTACCTTGAACTGTTATTACAGTTGTTGAAATAATGTATTTAACATATTCAATAATACTTCCTTTTTCATTAAAAATACCCCCAGCTTCATCAATCCAATCACAAATGTCATTTTCATTATAGTCAATACTAACTTTATTAGCTATACAAGCAGATTTGTAACCTATATATATTAATAATATAATTAAGTCTAAATCGTATTGTGGATTACCTAATAATTCAAAGTATTTACTAATAGGCAAGTTTTCTTTTTCGCCTTTTTCATTTGTAGTTCCTTTTGCAATACAAAATTCTCGCATCGCCCAAGTACCCCATTTTAATTGAATTATTTTGTTGTTTAGTTTTAATTCAAACATAGTTTAGTTGTTGTTTTAAGCTTGTTCAGTTTGTGCAATTGGTGGAACACATACTACAAAAGTTGCAGTGAATTTCACATCATCTTTATCAGCAGCAGTTACATCAAAGTTGCTAATAAATACAGTGCTTGTTGAAAGACCACCATAATATACATCACCAGCAGCAGGACTTGCTTTACCCATTTTAATAGTAAATTGAGTTCTTGCAGCGTGAGCAGCATACAATTGTTGGTAAGAATCCTTGCTTGGAGTTCCTGTTTCATCAATTGCAAAACCATCAGCTTTGAATGATTGTGTAAATGCTGGACCTGCTTGAAATTGGTCTCCACATTTTGAAGTTGCATCAATAGTGTTTACAGTTGATGTCAATGAGTTTGTTGTTAAACAAGCCACAGGTATAAAAGTTGTACCTCCAGCTAAATCTGCTAAAAGGATATAATCCCTTGCTGATACTTTAGTTTCTGCCATTTTATTTTAATTTTGAGTTATTATTAAATTATAAGTTATTATTGTTCTAAATACGTTGTCCAAAGGGTTTAAACCATCTAAATTTCTAATTGAAGCAACTACCAAACTTGAAGCAGTAAACCCATTTGATAAGGTTATTGCGGTTTCGGAATTGATTGCAGCTAGTATTAAATCGCTTATCGTTTCGGCTCTTTTATATCCAAAGTTACTATTTTTTATGACAATGTCAACATCCATAGTAACGGAGTTGGTGTAACTGATTTTACCTTGTTCCTGTGCGGATGTTCTGCCTGTCATAATTATATATTCATTAGGTGCAGAATCAGGTGCAATGCCATCATAAACAGGCAATCCACTTGAACTTGTCAAATGAGTATAAAACCATTTTTTTATCTCTATATTAGGATTTAGCATTTAACAATTTTTTTAATCTATTAAACAATTTGGGTTTTTCATCTTCATATGCTGGTATTAAAAATGGTTGTGGTCTTATTCCGTTTTTTAATATTTTAATAGCTAAAAATCTAGCTAATTTTTCATCTTGTGATTGCTTTAAACTTTTACTACCCAATCTTCTACTTGTTTTTACACTGTAAGTCCCAGCTAAACCTTTTCTTTTTACCCACAAAGTTAAAGCCTTAATAAAATCCTCTAATGAACCACCACTTTTGCCTTTAAATTGTGCAGCAAAATCTTCATAACCTGCTGGTATTTTAACTTTACCACCTGTACCAAATTCAACATAAGCACCATATGAAGCATCTACTGTTACCTTTCCTGTCATCCCATTAAGAGTAGATTCTCCGTGAATGCTTTGCCTTAATGTTCCAATATTAACAGGTGCATTTCTTTTAGCATCTTTTTCTATTTTTATAGTTGATGCACTTATTTCTTCTGCAACACCTTTTGTCAAGTCATCTTGAATGGTTTTTAACCTTTTAGTTAAATTTTCCATTCCGCTTAAATTCAAAGCAAAACCTGCCATTATGAGTACATTAATATTTCGTAAAATCTAAACTGATTTTCTACATCCTTGATTGAATGGATTGTGTACATTTCCCCTTCAGCCTCTATTTTGTACATATTATTTATCGTTACATCGTACCTGATAAATAATTTAGCAGAACGAGTAAAACTCAATTGTGCCTCTAACAATGCTCTATTCTCATCCATAGGTCTAAAATCCCCAAATACAGTCTCCTGTAAGGCATAGGTAGTTGTGTATCCACCTTGCCCATCAGCGGTGATTGTAGGCACATACAAGCCTATTTCCGAGTACATTGTGTTGGCATCTACATAGTTTGCCTTTTTGCTTC